CAACGTAGCCATTATCGAAGTGAATGACCAGCCGGTTAGGGATTGGTCAGCATTTCGATTGAGTAACGAGGTAGGCATCTCGTCTGCCCCACCAAGAGAAAGTTTAGGTTCAAGGTTTCTTGAGACTATTCGTGACACATTTATCGAACAGTTCGACTTTGAACGAAACGCAGCGTTAGACCTCGAGGACGATGACTTAGTCAACGACCTCTTGTTCGAGCACCAGCACGACATCATTCATAACGTTGTCGACGGCTGTGTGCCTATCTACACTCACCAGATCTGGGAGACCTTCACAGACCTCTGTGCATGGTCCGAGGATCTATCTGAGTTAGGTGGCCCGGAGACCGACATGAACAAGAACGCCATGACGGCGCTCTACATGATTGGTTGCAGGCTCGGCGATGCTCTCTGGCGAAGTTATAAACGTGAGCTGATGACGTCATGATTCAGCTCACCGAACGAGGGAAATTTAGTGCGTTCGTCACTTGTTTCTTGATCGCATATGTCTGGGTCTCAAACTCTGACATTCAATATTGCATCGAGACGGGCATCTGCCCATGACGACGACCGCTAACACTCACTCAGTTGAGCGGCGAACTGTGCCGCTCGGCATGGGACTGAACACCGTTGTGTTTCTTGTTAAAGACAACCTCGGGAGAACAGTCCGCTTCGCTACCAGTCAGCAAGAAGCTGACATGGTGGCTGAGTCCTTATCCGAACCACGACCAGACGAATAGAGAGGAGGATCAACATGTCTAGACAATCTCAAATTACTGAGGCGCTCACCAAGTTGCGTGAAATGAAAGCCATTCAGGCATTTCATAAAGGCAACAATAAGGCCGAACCAAACAACCTTGAATGGTTCGTGCAGGTGAACGAACTGGAACTTCTCTATCTAAACAGTCGGGAGGTCGAAAGTTTTATTAATGGCGCTAAAGCGGTGCTGGTGGTTGCGAGTCAACCTTCAGTTGCCTAGACTGTAAACAATGTTGTTCCCCAACCGGATCTACCGGCTGGCCTTTGGGTTCCTCCTCGGGTCAGCCGGTTTTTCTGTTTTTGGCGACAGTTTCCGGGTGGCTAAATGATGCACTCAAGATCTGTATGGAACGCAGCCCCTCCGAAGAAAACCCGTCCGTTTAAGAACGTCGACGGCATCGTTATTCATTTCGCTGGGTTCGCCATAGCTCCGAACCGTGACACTCCCGGTCTGTTGAGGTCAATTCAGCAAGTCCATCAGGGCAAGCCTCGAAACTGGTGGGACATTGCCTACAACGTTCTCGTCGATCAGTCTGGAGAGGTCTGGTCTGGTCGAGGTCTCACCGTCACCTCTGGAGCTAACGGTGTGACCGCTAGCAACAAGAGTCATGTGGCGATCTGTGCGCTGATCGGTGCTGGACCAATTCCTCCGGCAATGATTGACGGCATTAAGACTGCTGTCGATCTGATTCGGGACAGGTGGCCAGGTGCAATTGACATCATGCCGCACAGCCAGATCAAACCAACTATTTGCCCCGGCGATCCTCTCCGCACCCTTATCGCTAACGGTGATCTGGACCCGGGCAACAACACACAGAAGGTGACGTTCGACTTCATCGAGCGAGGCTCTAAGGGCACTCGGGTGGCTCGACTGCAGACAGCTATCGGTGCGACACCTGATGGAGCTTTCGGTCCTCGGACGGAAAGCGCAGTTGAGGAACTGACTCGTGCCATTTACCCTTTTGGTGGGATGGTCTCTGGGAGATGTGGGCCTGAGCTGTGGAACTACGTTCTTTGGACTGAAGGGTTAGAGCAGCGGCCCATACTTAGCTCGGTACTCACTTAGTTCTTCTTTCAGCTCGATAACTTGTTGGAGAGCTAGAACCAGTTGTTCTTGGACTGCGACCAGTCTGTCATTCTCGGCGCTCGGTCCTCGTTGCCCTGTCTTCAGAGGGACGTTGTGTTTGTTGAGAACTTGGTAGAGACGTTGCCGAGTGATCCCTAGGTCTTGCGCCACGTCGTCGGCTGACCTCTCATCTTCTGTTGGTTCCCAACCTTCGTAGTGGTCTATTACCTGCTGGTCACGTTTCGTCATTGACGGCATTTGGGTTCCTCCCTTGCTAAGGCGAAAGGTTACCCGTTAACTAGACAGGTCATTGACTTTATGAGAATACTTTTCTACTTTAGTTTGTTAGTTGCGCAATTATTCAGCGGATAGTTGTGCAACGCACTAAGTTCAACGCAAACCCTACGAGGAGGACATATATGAAAGTTACGACCGCTCTGGCTTATCGAGTACAACAAGAGTTGTCTCGACATCCCAGAATCACAAACCGGAAGGAGCTGTCTCAGTACTTGCAAATATCTGAGTCAGCTTTAAGTCGATTGTTATCTAATCCGAATCGAAAGATGTCTCAGAACACATTCGACAAACTCGCTTCGTTTCTAGCAGTCCCGTTCGACAAACTCGAAGCTGTTCTTGCAGACGACGCAATGACTGACGATGAGCTGAGAGCTGAACATGCGGTGATGCAAGAGAGAGCTGCGGCGCAGACTCGGCAGATCCTTGACCTGTCCCGACGCCTCGAAGATCTCGAAGACATCTTTAACACAAGGATCGAGGGCAACAACGAAGGGAGGCAAGCAGATGGACCAAATGAAGGGACACTCAGCGGAACAAGCTGAAAGAAACCTCGATGAGTTACGACGTCAAGGTTGGTGGTCTGGGGCTGAATTTGCGTGGGAACCTTCCCGCACGGATCTCCTTCGCTGGAGGGCAATTGCTCGAGAGGCTGAGAGCAGAGCAGACGAGCACATCGTTCGTCTTGACGCCAAAACTGCACTCTTCCTTGAACGACTAGTTGGTGGTCAAACCCTCTACATCTATCGAAATGAGGACTACACCAACTTTGGTCTCAACGAACGAGAGTTTGTACCCTTTCCGAGCTGGCTTTGGTTGTGCAAACGGCAACGTCAGCCGGTTCTTCCATGGCAGTGGTCGAATTACACGTTGAAGGCCAATTATTGGAAAAGCGCTTTTAACGTGCTTGGCAGATATGGAATTATGGCCGATTCTTCGATGGGCATAAACGAAATGAATGTGCTCTTACGAGTCTTTGTGAAGAGCGGCAAAAGGGTGCAGACCCATACGTTTGAAGTTGACCGTCGAAAGGCTACGGAGGTTGAGGCAAAGATTGCTATCTGGCAACAAACGAAGGAACCGAACTTAGACCCGAATGACTCAATCATGATGGATCTGATCGATTCTGACGAATACCTAGGAGGTGTTCTCGACTTCAGTTAACTGTCTCACCCTAAAAGTAATGTCTTTTAACTTTCCCGGAACGGGGCGAAAAAAGAGTGAAGGGCCGTTGGACCGGCCCTCACTCCTAGCCCCCGAAGGGACTCCCACGAGAAGGACAAATGCATGCCCAACTCAGGCACCACCATACCGTCGACCAACACTGGTTGGCGGGATCAAATAACAGAAGCAGTATGTAACAACGGTGAAGCGTCACCTGAAGCAGTGAAAGAGCTGCTTAAAAGGCACGTTTCGCTGGACGACCTAACGAGAGGACCCGTCTATGAACGGGTCATTATTCTCAGCCATTTAGGCTTCACTCCGAGCCAGATCTCTGAAGCTCTTATCCAAGCAGAAGAGCGGGTCAACTACCTGCTGCGTTCAGCTCGGTCAGACACTTGGAGAATTATCGAGGAACACCTAAACGGTTACACAGCTCAAGAAATTTCGGAGCTAACCGAATTCTCTAAGGCGTACATCTATCGGATACTGAAGAAATACAACTTTCGTCCACACGTTCATAACGCACCCGGGCTGACCTCTCGTCAAGAGGAGGAAGTTCTTCGCAGATACCGGGAGGGCGAAGCTCAGAAGACTATCTCTCGGATGACTGGGGCAACTGTCGCTCAAGTCAAATACCTGTTGAAACGCAGGACCCGATGAAGAAGATGCGTCAAAGCACGATCGGTACAGCACAAACATGTGCTCACCGGTTGACGTATGACCTTGACCCTCGCATCCCGTATTCCTCAGGTGTGGTTCGAGCCATAGGTACAGCAATTCATGCTGGTCACGAGGCTTACTATTTGAACCGCCAAGAGACCGGTGTTTGTACGGGAAACATCAGGCCGTGGATCGAGCGAGCGTTAGATGTATTTCAAGCCGAGATTGATCGAGCTGACGAACGCTTCTCATGGCAGTACCAACCTAAGAAGGCTCGCTCTGACGAGATCATTCTGAACTTCGAAGAAGCAGCAATGAAGATCGGTACAGCGATCTCCTTCTACCATCAGAACGAACACTATTGGGACTCAAGCTACGAGGTTCTTGGTGTCGAGGAATCATTCGACCTTCCATGGGAAGGACATGATGACTGGGTACGTCATGGCACTATCGACCTAGTTCTCCGGGAAACAAAAACTGGGGACGTGATCCTGTGTGATCACAAGAATTCGTTAGCTAAACCTAGAGCTGACAAGTACCGTGCCCATAAGACACCTCAAGCTGCCTACTACCTCGGGGTATTCCCTGAACTTGGGGTAGCTGAGTCTGACGCCAAACTGCGATTCGTCTATGACGTAATCGCTTTAGATGGTCCCACATTCCATCGCATCGAGGAACCTCGGACCGAAGCTCAGGTAGAGGCAACAAAACTGAGAGCTGAAATGCTCGCTGACCTCATCGATGCCGATGGGCCCTACCTGCCTAACACTGAATCATTTCTCTGCTCGAAAGCGTATTGCGACTACTGGGACATGTGCCCGTTCGGCGCATCGTTTCGAGCTTCTTAGATCCCACGAAAAGGAAACACCAATGAATAAAGATATGTCCATAGTCAGCCAAACGGCTGGCAAATTAACAGCTCAGGTAGTGCAGAGCGATACAGCTATAGCCGCAGTACGAAACGGAGTGTTTGCCGAGATCCATGAAACGATTCTTTGCACACTGATCGACGCAGCTACTGAGACAGCTCCTGCTGCCCCCGTAGTGCAACTAGCTCCAGAAGCTCAACAACACGAACAGGCTGTAGCGAACGTGCTCAACACTTTCGATGGAGCGACTGTCACGACCGATGTTGGGACGACCGACTATCGGCCCGGTCCCCCGGTCCAGATCACTGACAAGTCTTCAACCATTGAAATGCTTGAGGACGCTTTGTTCCACAACCCTGACCACTGGAAAGTATGGGACACGCCGAAAGCGTCAATGAACGGTGGCAACTCACCTGACATCACGCACGAGACTTTGAAGCAGGCCGGTGGAAACTACAAGGTCAGCGTTTTCATGGTCTCTAAATACGCTGGGCAGTCCGCTCCTGAGTGGGCATGGACGAAGCTCGGCAAGCAACCTCAATACGCTGCCTTGTTGGCAGACGGGAAAATTACTGCCTGATGTCATTGCGAGTCCTTCCAGAAGTGAAGGACGAGCTGTACCAGTGGGCAACGTCGGACATAGTTCGAGTACCTATTGGTTACTCGTTCTTTGATGACCGTACTCATGGCGGCATGGCACCTGGCCAAGTGATGATCATGCTTGCCCGAACAGGTGTTGGTAAGACGTGGTTCTTAACTAACGTCGCCGTCAATAACCCGAGTGTTCCGACCGTTCTCTTCTCACTGGAGATGGATGGCCGGTACATCTTGGAACGCTTAGCCAGCAATTTTACTGGCACGTCGACCACGACTATCGAGTCGACAATGCGAGAGCACGGCAAATGTTCAGCAATCGAGATGACCAGTTCTTCCCTCCCTCTGCTGGTTATCGATGATGAGCCCGACCTCGGACTCGGTGATATGAGCGAAACGCTAGATCAATATGCGTCTCGTCTCGGATCCCGACCGAGGTTGGTCCTCATCGACTACCTCGAACTGGTACGAACTTGGGGAGATAACCAGATGGACTCTGTGCAAAGCATGGCTAGGTCACTCAAGGTCTTTGCCCGTGAAAATGATGTGGCCTGCATAGTGCTCCATCAGGTGAAGCGAGGTGACGCTAACGCTGGTCACCGACCGCTCGACTTGACTGACGGAAAGTTCGGCGGCGAAGAATCCGCTGACTACGTCTTGGGGATGTACAAGCCATCTCTCGATCCGAACATTTCTCAAAAGATGCGTGAGTACATGGAGAACGACATCAGGTTGCAGTTTCTAAAAACGAGAACAGGTGGGGGTATTCATCCAGATGGTGTTCAGCATCATTGGAACCCAGCAACCGGGAAGATCACCAGACCACTCGTTCAAGACCAGCTCAATATATGACGAAATATCAAGGTCCTAGGGGTAGGCGGCGATGCTGCAAAGCCCTTAGGCGGCTTCCTGTGCGGAGCAAAAAGGGGAAATCATGAACAAACCTAACTCTGTGAGCCATGTCGGCGATGACATCCACCTGTGGCTGGAAATAGGACAACAGTCCGGGTGGTGCGGCCAAGTGACCTGCGGCACACACGACGGACCTGAGATGACTGAATCCGAGTACGACTCGATGGACGAATACGACGACCCGTGTCTTCCGATCGTCCGTATCTGGATACCGGAGGACATGAAATGAAACTGACCTGCTGCGCCGGGAACCTTTCACTACGACCGATCATGCGTAACTACCGACAGATCGACAACGTCAGAGTAGGCATATCGATCTTCAAATATCCCGAGCTACTGAAACTAGAGACCTACGTTCCCGAAAGAGACCTGGGAGGCGAAGGGTGAAACGCAACCAGATGCATGACCTGCGAGATCAGGTCAAGAGCACCGTCACCATGACCGAAGCCCTCGACATCTTAGGTTTCGAACCACCTAACAGAAGCGGCAAAATCAGGTCACTGCAGAACCCCTCAGAACGCACACCTTCACTGCATGTTTATGACCGTGACTGGTACGACTACTCCACCGGGGAAGGTGGCGACGTTATCGACTTCGCCATGAAAGCTCGAGGACTGAGTTACCACGATGCATTGGAGCGTTTAAGCGGTCGACGGTTAGATCCGCTGAAAATAAAGAAGGTCCGCAAATATGAACGGCAACTCGAGAACCTCAACGACACTTTCGTTGGACAACCACAAGCATCACCGGCCGGATATCGAAGAGCTGAAGAGTTTGTGGCAAAGAAATGGCCCTACCTGCAACTTGACGATCTCTTGGGTTTCGATGTCAGGGTCACCGAAACAGAACTATGGACACCACATAAAGATGCTTCAGGCATCGTCCGAGGAATAAAGAGAAGGTCCACCGAGACAGGAGCGAAGTATTCGATTGCCGGGTCGACCTTTACTTGTGAGCCATACCGGGTTCGACATTTAGTTGCCACTCCTCTAGCTGTGCTGGTCGAAGGCGAGTCCGACTTGTGGTGCATGGAAATGTGGCTACGAAAGAACGGATGGCAATACAAGGCGTTCGCATATGCCCTTCCCTCTGGAGCTGCGACGTGGCGAAATGAATGGAAAGAACTATTCAGGAAACATCAACACACAATCATTTGTCTCGATGATGACGACGCCGGTCGAACAGCAACAAAGAAGATTGCATACGAGCTGCAGGACACAACATCAGTCTGTCCTCCCGGAGGTCGAGTGGCAGAAGCCATAGAAACCGCTGACCAATGGTTGGCACCAGTGATGGAGCTGGCACTCTGATGTGGGTTTATCTTTGGCTACTACTTGACTGGACTGGGTTCCATGCAGAGCCCCCACATAGCGAGATTCCCGCTGTCGTCGAGGAGTACTTCGGAGCTGAGGAGGCATCCACAGCTCTCGGTGTCTTCTGGTGTGAGAGCTTGCATCGACCTACCGCTGTGTCCCATACCGATGACCACGGGGTTGCTCAGCTCTCCCATTGGTACTGGGGAGAGGAAGCTTTTGGCGAGCGATGGAACCATGTTTATGAGATTCGACCCAATATTGCTATGGCTTTCGAGATCTGGAAATGGGGCGAAAAACGCTTTTCAGATGGATGGGTCCTTTGGGCCTGTGGACGTAATATCTGAATTCCACCCCTTGGCTAAACGTCACCAATATGTTCGTATATATGAGCAAGGCGAGGGCCAAAGGCACCAAATTTGAGAACGAAGTTCTCGCTGGACTCCAACAGATATGGCCTGACGCTGATCGGGCTAAAGCAGGTAACCCATCCAACGACTTTCATGGCTGTCCTTTCCCTGTAGAAGCTAAACACAGGAAAAGGTGGGAGATACCTGAATGGGTTCGCCGCATTCGTGTGGCAGCCGGAGGTGACAATCAATGGGCGTTGGTAGTTGCCTCCGGCGACCGGCGTAAAGCCGACTCGTCGACAGTGATGGTTGTCGACTGGGAATTCGGCCAAGAACTATTAGAAGCGTGGGATCATGGTCATAGCTAGAACACAGGCTCAGAAACGCCACGACTTTGCTAACGCTCGGGAGTACGAAGAGTATGTAGCTGAACGTCTCGGAGTGACTTGTCACACAAGATTCAACTCTGCCGACGACCTCGACATATGGGTCCCAGGTTTCTTTGTTGAGGTAAAAGAAAAGAACCAGCATTTCGGTAAACGCTGGCACATCCTCCCCGATGTGATCGAAGAGAATCTGTTTATCGTCGATGAGCTGACAGTGCGTAAAGCATTGCGCTGGTACCCAGACGTGTTCTACCTCCTCAAGGACAATGTGGGTGACCCCACTGGTCCTCGACTGTTCCTTGTTCCCATTTGGGAGCTGGTAGCTATCGAACGAGAACGAGTCGACAGGGTCGGACAGACCGGTCACTTGAAAGGAAAGTGGGTCGTCGACGTCACTAAATTCCGTCGGATATCTGACGAATCCGATATTCCCCAGATAGCATTGTCAATGTTGACTAGTCAAGCTTGGAAAAAGTCCGAATGTCTTGGCGGCGACATAGGTACGGTCTAGTTATGCACGGGAAACTCGTTGGGCTCGGTTGTCGAGCACAAGTTGGTAAAGACACTGCAGCAGCAGGTCTTGGTTTCCGTCGCTTAGCATTTGCTGACAGTGTGAGAGCACTAGCTGGCCGCATCGACCCGTACGTGAACGACTTCGGCCTGCGGCTTTCCGACGCTGTTGAGCGTCTCGGATGGGACGGAGCCAAAGTCGAAGTAGATGAAGTTCGACGACTCCTCCAAGAACTTGGTGGTGGTGCCCGTGAACTGATCGGCACTGACATCTGGGTTCACCCAGTAATGGTTTATGCCCAAGACTTAATGCTTATCGGAGAAAGCGTCGTTATCACTGACGTGAGATACCCGAACGAAGCCGATGCCATCCAATCTGCTGGAGGCACCCTTATTCGTATTGATCGCCCAGACGTTCCACGTCTTGACCACCCGACCGAAAACGCCCTCGATGACTATGACTTTGATCACGTCATCGATAACAGCGGCAGCGTAGAAGAACTCTGCGACGCCGTAAGGGCAATCGTCGGCAGTGGCTCGTGAGATACCGGTAGATCCTGAACATCTAGCCCGTAGACCTGCTCTCGAGCCTCAAGAGGCTAAGTCGCACGAAACCCTTATAGACGCTGTTGAAGAACTGCCAGAACTCGAACGTTCTGTAGTTGAACTACTTGTTTGGGGTGGTTTAACGAAGGTCGAAGCAGCAGAAATGCTTGGCATCTCTCGATCGTACGTTCACAAATTATGGAGAAGGGCTCGTGGCCTACTCAAAGACCAGTTGTCAGACAATCACTGAGTGGGGCCGCTGCGAACAGCGACCTCGACATGATTCGAATTGGTGCTCGTACCACTATTTCTCTTCACAGATCGAAGACTTCAGGCACGACTCGTACTATCACCGCAAAATAGCTAAAGGCATCCTCTCCTCGAGTCATGACGTTCTGTCAGCTACAGAGATAGATGCCCTGTTTAAGGGCCGGACAAGAAACGATGGCCGACGCACCGACCTGTACACCGTCCTCTGATGGAGGGCTTCACCGACCAAGGTGATCCAGTCGAACTCAGCTTCACCACCATGATGACGCTAGGCAGCGATGGCGAGCTGACCTCAGTTCACCGGATCCCAGACGAACAGTTCGTGCACACCTGTGACGAAGATGCCAAATGCATCTGCGGACCTCATGTGATCATCAACGTCATGCAAATGGGGCCACTGCCAATGGTCCAACATCAGCCGCTCTACAAGGCGTACTACGACGACTACGACGCTGATGAGCCAGGTATCGATATCCCTTATTTCGACCTCGATGACGAAGATTGACTGGCGGACAAAAGTAAACTCCGGTATAGTCATTTTCAGTGGGTTGTCCATGCATGTGAAGTAGCTACTTGACTGGTCAATCCCTGTAAACTTGACATATCAGCCTAAACCCTAAAAAACAGGGGTATAAAAGTTACTGAGGAGCTTTACTATGCAGGTCCATCAAGCAGCAATGATATACCTAAACGACCCCAAATCGGGGTTAACCAAAGCAGGCTCTCGAGCGAACTATCGTTCCGAACTGAACAAGCTCGACCAACATCGAGAGCTGGATTCCTTCACCGAGCGAGACCTTGTCGATGCCTGCCACACACCCTGCATCAAGGGCGAGCGTAAAGGGCAACGACCCTCGGACGGAACGATCTACTCACGTAGAAAGGTGTACGAAGGTTTCTTCAAATACGCCATGTTCATGGACTGGATCAAGAAAGATCCATCTCTCTACCTACAACGTCACCTCGGAGGTCGAGGCCAAGCAGTCAAAGAGAACAATTGGCTCACCCGTGAGGAAGTCACCAACGTGCTTGACGCTGTCGACATGGACCACATCGCTGGTCCCCGAGACAACCTTTTCATGCGTCTCGGATTCACTGTCGGCCTTCGGGTCAGCGAGCTGGCAAACCTTCGCTGGAAAGACATCAACTTCGACCGAAGAGAAATCTCACTGGTAGGTAAGGGCGACAAGATGGCTGTGGTCTCAATCACCAAGAACACTTTCGGGTATCTCATGGATTGGCATGGCCAATGCGCCGTTGAGATTGGCAGGAAGCCGCACAACGAAATGGTGATACCGAGAATCAAGTCGGTAGCCGCTTACAACGAAGAGACGGGTAGCTGGCTGTCAGAAAGAATCCAAAGCATCGACTGGGCAGGCGAGCCACTCACTAACACGACTTTAGGCAGAGTGTGTAAGCACTACTCAGAGAAGGTTGGTGTCAAGTTCGCACCGCACGACATGCGCCGCACGTTTGCTGGGCTCTTGTTTGAGAAGGTCGACATCTACCAGCTCAAGGAAGCTATGCGTCACTCAGACGTATCAGTAACCGAGCGATACTTGCAGACTCGACCCGATGGTGCAGCTCAGGCAGTACGTGACGCTGGACTCGACTTCTGATCGGTCCAGAGGTGCCACGTCAGATAGGACCATGCACAGCCCAGCACCACTCGACCTATGTGATGGTCACGGTACCTCCACCAGCAGGCACTGATCGTTGGGAAGCGGCCACTGAGGATCGCCGCTAACTCCCATCCCGCAAGGATGGCAGTCACCGTTCGCATCGGCGAACAGCTAACCCCCTTGATAATCGGGGGCACCGGGTTTGGCAAAGACCGAGGGGTCACCTGTCGCCCAAAACTTTTCTACGTTTGGATTCACTGAGTCAGCGCCGGTGAATCCTGTTGTCTTGATCGACTTGAGTGTTTCACGAGCCTCGTCGAAGTCGTAGGCAAGATTGCAATGGGGGCACCAGATGCCGCCATCACCAACTCTGCTGCAATGGGGGCATTCCTTCAATGGCCAAACTCCTGTCTCAGGATGTCGTCGCACCACACCTTGGTGCGGCAGGCACGTTCAATGACATCGGTTCTCCACCAAAGGTCACCGATCTGCCACTGCAAGTCCTCTTCAAGGACTCGATTCATTTCGTCGATCTCTTCCTCGAGTTCCTCGATGGTGTCTTCCAAGTCCTCTGTGTCAGGGGCCTCAATATTCGAGATCGTGTTCTCCAGGCTTTCCAGTCGAGTAAGGACCGCCTGATCAGCAAACGACTTGTTCGTTTCTATGACATTGACAGTGTCTTCGAGGTTCGAGATCCGGTTTGCAGTTCCGGCAGCAGTCCAAGCCACCGTTCCCCCAACAAACAGAATTGAGGCAATGAACCCCAACGTGATCTTGGAAACCTTTAGTTCCCGTATGTCGTTAACACTGTCATCAGCCATTAGTAGCCGCTTACTTTCTTTTTCTTAGACGCCTTTTTCTTAGACGTCTTCTTTTTCTTAGGCGTCGACTTTCGCATTCCAATCCTTTACTGCGTTCTTAAGAACGGAGAGAGCTGCTGCACCAGCAGCAGTGAAAGCTCCTTTAGCTGATGAAAGATCAGCGAGTACGAATATCGACAAGAAGCTCTGAACGAAAGTGCTTACCGACTTCTCGATAACGGACTTCCATCCGACTTGCCTTTGTTTAACTTGAATAGTCATTAGACCTCCAATAGGTCTCCCGAAAAGTGTTACGAACCCACTTTTCTGAGGGTTAATTTCGCAATCATTCTCAGCGCAGAACCGCTTCTAGAAGGCTCATACAGCGTCACAGCCTCTACCTCACAAGACTCAACTTCGTAGCTCTCCGTGGCTCCTGTGACGTGCCAGTCGATGTCCTGATACCTGACTCTGGTCTGCACCAGATTCTGTAAATCTCGGGCCCTCAACACGCCAGCTCCCTCCCCATTCTCAGGAAGAGGAGCACCGTTAAGACCTTTAAGTTGATCCCCACAATCGACAGGTACCTGCACCAACGTGTCAGCCAGACCCAACGGATGGAAACGAGTTGACAAGAACGTGAGAGCACAGTCCCCTGAACCGTTGCCAACGAACTCGAGCTTCAACCCAAGTTCTTTCGCTTGTTTAGAAATAGCTACCGTATGGCTCTTTAATGACTCAGACACTGAACCGTTCGCTAGAGCTGTGAAGTTCGCTCCACCGTCGACGGTGACTGAAGCAGTGATCGACTCCCCTGTTCCCAACGGATCCATAGTTAACGACACGTCATCCCAGATCTTGAACAGAGCTGACGCACCATCGAAGAGACTTGTCTCGAGTGTGCCTGCAGTCTCAAACGCTGCACTGTTCACCCGGTAAATGCCACGGTCTTTTACAGCGAAGACAGGTAAACCCTGCCAGATAGCAATCGAGGTCACGTCCCCATCGAGGGCCGCTTGATACCACTTCGCATATCCGCCTGTGGTCAAGCTGACAGCTCCGACCCCAGCTTTAGTTCCGGTCATGGTCTTCCACCCGAACAGCATCAGATCTTCGTAAGCGGCAAACGCACCGACCTGATGATCAGCCGAGGTCCCTATGTCTGCCAGCTCAACAACCGTTGTTGCTACGAGAGCCCCTGACCCATCAGGCACACACTGCAAAATGACTGCTTGCCCTTGACTCGAGCCCTCTGGTCGATACCCACGAACCCACACATAGCCACCGCCAGTGGCTACTGAAGTGGGAATCATTCCACCCGGCATCTTTAATGCCTCGAACGGTACGAAGAAGTCTCCGCTCTCGTCGACTCCGAGCTTCCATGCGTACACACTGCCGTTAGTTCCGGCGTAACCACCGAAATAGAAATGCCCATTGGACGTGTCGCCAAGAGTGATCGTCGAACCAACAGGCAGAGTTAAATGACCGGCGGTCTTCTCCTCAGCTCCAGAGTCATTAAGGGTGGTGAATCGGTTTGCGGTCGACCCCGCAGACTTGACCGCTGCACAGATCCGCCCCGCAGCCCAAGTGACTGAGAGAGCATCCTGTGTTGACCATGCGGAACCTGGTGTGGAGGTAGTCCCCCTGTAGATGTCAGAGCCATCTGCCGTATACCAATACTGTCCGTCGGAGGCAAGGTCGTTAATTGTGATGCCGCCAGCAACAGTGATGTCTGAAGGCGATCCACCAGCCGTCTGGATTCGAGAAACCTCCGTAGCTGACGAGACGTAGTAAAGGTCATCTCCAACAACCACGAGTTTAAGTCCGGTATACGTTTCAGCTTCCTCGAGGACAGTTGCATTGAGTAGTTTGATCCGACCTTTCTCAGTAAAGGGATCTAGTCCCACCGAGTCCCAGTAGGCAGAAGCAGTAGACGCTCCTCGGTGGTAGTACTTCTGACCGGCACCTGAATCCCAGTCATCTGCAGCAGCGAACGAGTACCGCTCGATAGCTTCACTGAACGGAGTGTCTGAAGTAGCTAGACGCTGAGGATCCAAAGGAACAATCGTCCGTAGATACTCCATCCCCTTATCGGGGTTATCGGCAAGCATGTACCCAGTGCCATTAATGCCGACCTGATAGAGACGACCAACGGCGCTCTCATCGGCAAAGGCATGTACATCCGGGTACTCGACAGATACTAGGAGTGTGTCTTCAGCAGCCATCAGCTCGACCTAAGTCCGTAATTATTCTTTGCTTGCAGTCGAATCGAATAATTCTGCCCACTCATAAACGTGAACGGAATATCAATCGATGTACCTGACCCGGTTGTCCACCCTGAATCGAAATGAATGAATTCAGTAGCGTCAGGATCGACAACTCGCACCCGATATTGAGCTTGAGTATTTGGAGAGTCAGAGAACGACCAAGCAAGAGTCACATCAGTTGCCTGAGTAATTGTCATCTGATCGTCAGCAGGTTTTGCGACTCCCTCGAGTGTGGTGATTGTCACAGTCGGAGCGCCCCACGCATACGTCTTATTGGCTGAGACCTCTGGGGCATGGACCTGTGAGGTGTCTCGAGTTGACACCACCCACTTAATTACTTGGGCAGCCGGGATGGCATTCGCATCCATATCGACAGCAAGAGAGACATCAGAACCAGTACGCCAACCACTGTCCCAGTACGTTTCCGAACCCGCCGAATTTTGAGCTTGTACACGGTAAGCCCCCTGACTCTTTCCATCGGAGCTGTTAAAGGTCCAGCTCACCGTCGACAACGCATCGACATTCGCAGTGAGAGTCGCATCGACTCCCGTTGTTGTTGGGGCAGTACCCAGCGTTGGAGCTGAACCGGCGATTGCCTTAACGCCCACCGCTGATACTGCAAGAGCAGACATCAGTACTCCGTGATTAAATTGCCGTCGTCATCAGTCATTTCGGTAGCAAGATATTCAGGGTCTTGACGTTCACTGATGACAATCCACATAGCCTGCTGACCGATCTCACCTTTAATTGTGAGACAACAGTCATCCATTGACCATGTAACTGGAGAGCCGCTAGGGCAAGAAACGATGCTCCAAGGATCTCTTGATAAAGCTCTGAAAGTCCCGGGCGACATCCGTCCAACGTCATCCATGCACACTGTCACCCGACTTGCGTCCAACGTCACAGTGCCCCGATAAATCAGATCAGCTCGAGGACCCTCAACGAAAGAATGACGGAGTCGTTTGTCCTCGACTACCGGGTGTTTAATATCGAACGTTCCGCTCGTCTTTGCGAGCGCACCATTGACCGTGACCCCAGTAGCGTTGGCCGTCAACCTTGTTGCGTTCGCTGTTCGCAACAGCACAGCCGGAGATCCACCTGCACCAGCGTTGTCAGCTTCGATAGATAGCTCACCACTCGCAGCACCAGAAATAAAGTTCGTGATGTTGCCAGTGGTGTGCTCGAGCTGAATCGTTGGATCAGCCGTATATATATGTAAAGCCTTGTCGGGCGTGTTAGCTCCCGCAGGCCAAGCTGCCGGAGCGTTCGAATCTTTTATTCCGAGTCGATCATGTGTGTGGTTGTACGTCAGGTTCGCAGTCGTCATCATGAGATCGTCCAAGATCCCTGAGGTAAGGGCAGCCACAATCGTGCGGCCTGTATCCCACGACTGAGCAGCGGTCGACTCCTGTCCACGAACCACAGTCAACGTATAAGGGTTCGAAGAACCGCTAACACCTGTGACCTTCACAATTTCCGGGGCATGCTCGTTACCCTCCGGGTCAATAACCATCATCAGATAGTTCGATGCTGACAGCCCAGCAGGAGGGGTGAAGCTGCCATCGATGTTCACAGAGATTGAAGTATCTCCGCTAGACCCGATAGCAGTATTTAATTTGCCTTGAACAAGGTTCTGGAACGATCGTGTGAGGCTCATAAGAGGTGTGGCATCTTTCGGTAAGTTCTATATTTCGGAAGCCCTTGCATTGACTTCGCTTCGTCGATCCTTCTGTAAACCTCGCCCCACAGCTCACGAGCCCAACGAAGGTTGACTCCCTGCCGCATAGCGGCCTCTTGATTCCATTCCTCGATCTTGTCCACGTCGGTACGGTTCACCTCACGACGAGTGACGGCGTATGCCGCAGCCCACAGAGCTGGAATGTCCTCAGCTCCTATCGGAACATCGATAGTCGACGAGTCACCAGACCCGGTGAAAGCGTAAGGTGTCTGATACACCACGATCACAGAGTCATTGTTCTCAACCGACGTTGGAGTCCTGAGAGCCTTGCCTGTCGGCACCACACCAGTCGGCATGTCCTGTTCGAACTGCCAGCCACCAATATCGATAATGCGGCCAGTCTGAGCAATCATGTGACGAACCGAGTAAACCCTCATCGTGTCTACAGGCATCGAAATCCACTGCATGTCAGTGGTGCGAGTCATCGACTCAGACACTCTGTGAGGGAGCTGAGCATTCATCACCGACTTGAAGCAACGTTGAATCCAGTCGCTAATCGAAGAGCGAGGCCATGGTGGATTAATAAGTGCGGTCGCATTGGTTGCGTGACCGCTGGTTGCGGAACTCCCTGCATAGCCTCGGCTGACCGACAAAACGGGCGTCGAGTCATTGCTCTTACTCGTTATCAACATCAGCTCATCACCGATCTCCAGAACATCCGTCGCTTGAACACGACTGGCATCATCGACCGTCAAGGTCGTATCGGTAGGAGAGTCCAATGCGCTTGATCCGACCGTCACCTGAAAGGGGCGTTCCGAAGTTCGGTACAACATCTCTAACGTGTCGTCTATAAGCCCGCCGAGGGTCACAGTAGTTGTGGTAGCCATCTCATTCTCCTACCCCTGAAACGTCACCTTCTGCGTACCGCTGAAGGGGTCGGGCGGTACCGATTCACTGCAATATGGGATAAATGCTGGGCCACTTCGCCAAATGGGCCAGTCAGATTAAAGGCCACAAGGATCTCTTCTGATTGAGCTGTGACTCTGTTGTTGCCACCGCCTGAGTAATCCAAAGCCTCGAGCGCAGATCCAGTCTCCGCATCCACAGGAGTCACATCCACCATCACCCCGGACATCAAGCCCTCGCCGTAAGAGCCTTCCATCTGATAGGGGTAATCGTTCTGGTATCCCATGGCCATGTGACCGAAGCGATAGCGGTAATCACGAACATTCTGGTACTTAAAGTTCGTGCGGTACTGCATCGAGGAGCCGTACGAGTAGCTGAACGTGTCAGTCGACGAGATAGCTACAGCTCCCAAAGCTTCGAGAGCTGCGGCAGCATCAGTGAGAGTCATCGTGACAGTGGTCGACACCCAATTTTCTGTACCAGTGCCAGAGTCTGTTTGAAGAGTGAAGAACAGGCCGGGAGTACCTTCGGTACCAGTGCTCGAGTCAGTCGAATTAACCGACGTGCCCTGAATATTTAATGTCTCAGCACCAGCAATAGCTTCGGTCTGATTAAGACCAACCGTACCAACAGTCTCCTCAAGGAACTGCTGGGAATCGGTTGTTCCCTGCGCTGCAAGCGACTCGACACCAATACTCGGAGTCGACTCCGTGACAGAGAACGTGTCCGTAGGAGTGACATTGACAACAAGCGTTGCCGAATCGGCAACAGTGAACGTGTCAAAGATCGGATCATCGATGCCGTTCCGATACGTGACCTTCGACCGGTAGTCATACGTGTTTCTATACCCAAGAGGGAAGACACCAAACTGGTACTTCCCCTCGTGCCGATAAAGCTCGGCGTTGCGGTACGCAACTGCCGGCATAACTAGCTAATCAGTTTGACCCAAGCGCCAGAGGCAGGGTCGTACTCGTAAGGGACAGAATCAAAGTCGTCCGGTAAGGGAAGAGCAAACTCAGGAATTTCTTGAACCTCGTCAATGATATTTGTTTCGGGTCGTGTTCCCGGTTTCGCTTGCCCTGCGTTCGGTCCCGTTGTGTAGTAGTAGTCGCTCGCCATGCTTAACCCTTAGTCCACGTTTCGGTAGGTTGCGTTAAAGCCGTCGTCGCTGTGCCGGTATTAGCGAAAGAAGTGTAATTCTGTCCAAGCGCTCCAGTGTTAAACGCAAGAATGTCGCCTGCTGTTCCTGTAGCAGTTGAAGCGCCGTAGACAATCGTGTAGTCACCAACCGTGTACGTTGCTGAACCCGCCCCGTCGGTGGGGAGCTTGAAGACAATGCACTCGTTACGGTCAACGCTGTTCGTTGTAAGAGTCGCAATGCCGTAGACATGTTCGTCTGTGGAATCGATCTGCAAACTTCGAAAATAAGCCTGATTCGCTACACCGCTGCCATCAGCAGTGCGATAAACCAGAATCTTTCGCTGCCAAATGTTCGTTTGATTAGCAATGTCGTGCTTAATTAAATAGCTCTGTGAAGGAGTATTGCCGTTGTCTCTGACAATGAAATAACAGTGAGTGTCAGTTGAGTCGTTGATCGGAGGGGACGCACAATCGAACTGTGTTGGTGTTGCTGGGCTGTCCGCTGCGTTTACTGCGTAACGGTAACCAAGACTCCAACCTGAATAGCCACCCGTGTACGGATCCCACTTACTGATGTAAGCGTTACCGGCATAAGTCCCGCCCACAACGTCAAAAATGCCATTCCAGTAATATGCGCCCGGAGTCCCGGTCGCCCTATACGGACCAATCTTCGGAGAGTTAGCGTAAACACCACCGAACGAACCGCCGCTGCCTACAGGGGCCAGTCGAGCCGACTGCATCGAAGACCAACCATTATAAAATTGGTTGGAATCCTCACCGTATTGGTTTTGGTAACCACCGTAACTTGAATGGTAGTCACGGTTGACGTAAGCAAACCGCTCGTTGTTTATGCCTACACCCGTCGGATAAGACCCCATGTTTGGAGGATTTCCATAGATCATGACTGGGTAATAGTTGCCGCTGCCTTGATTCAGATTGTTACCAGTAGCAGGATCAACCGGCATCATTAGAGGGAGATACGCCGCATAACCGCCCCAGCTATTGTGATAGCCGTAAAAGACATGGATAGCGTAGCTCTCGTTAGGAGCAACCTTTAATCCCATATTGGTGCTGCCGTAACTGTCATATCCGCTGAGGAATTGCTGGCCGTCACCAGCAGCAGGACTTGTGCCGTTGTCACCAAACCATTGCAGGGCATACGACGAGTCAAGTTTTGCTCGCCAAGCGGTGTACCCAGAAAAAGCCGTAGTGTCACCCGATATATAAAGATTCGTGCCAGCAGCGGTCAAGTTCGATAAACGGGTCCAGTAACCAGTGCCGCTCGAACCAACTTCAAACTTGTTGTTATTTACTAGACCGTTGCCGTTTGATTGAACCTTAGCTATTGCAGGGCAAGCCATACTTGCGCTGGTGTCATACTGGGTACACGAAATATAAATGTTGTCGCTGGAATCAAGCGAGAGTTTGCCAGCAGATACCTTGTCGCCTGTAGCAGTGTCCGTGTAAATGCCGGGGTTCCAAGAAGCGAACCATCCCGTAAACGGTTTCGGCCACAGGCCGTCACGGACCGACTCACTGACCTCAGCCAGCGACCAGATACCGGACGCAGCGGCAGTAGTCGGAACAACTTCCGGTCCTACTACAGAGGCATTCTGGCCGTAACCCGGAGTACTCATCCGAGCAGCGCTGCGATCTGATCGTCAGTCAAGCCAAGCTCTTTCAGCTTCGCTCGCCCTGCATCAGCATCTTCTTGATGTTTAGCTTGAGCAGCAGCTATCGCCTCAAACTCTTTTTCTGCTTCCACAGCTCGCAGCTCTCTGTCTGCGATCTCTTCGTCAGTTAAGTCATGGTAAGTAACTTCACCAGTCTCGCAGTTAATTTCTACCGATTGTATTTCGGTCATCTTTATTCCTTACTCCTCGAACCCATACAGATAAATGGAAGATCCTTGCCGCCAGTTGCTGTTGTCTATATCGAACGACAATTTGGTAACCGTCAACATGTCTGAGGAATACGAAGTGCTCCAACGGTAAGCAGACTGATTGACTAGTCCGGTGTTGCTGCCCATTCCTGAAGCACCGTTACAGTTTTGGGCGTACCCTCCGACTGCACCTATCGTCATGTAAGTGAGCTGCCCACCTTCAGCGGCTTGCTTAGGCAGAGGCATATCTATCGCCCAGCATGCGTGCGCTGTGTTGCTGCTGCTGTTGTACGTGTAGTTGCTGCCATCTTGGGGAAACCCAACACTGTCAGTAGAACTAAACTCGTTACCTGTGTAGCTATTGAGGTTGTAACCACCAATGTTCCTGCCCATATACCAATTGGTGCCACCACTCATATTCACGTAGTCGTTATTGATACCTATGCGAAGTCGTGAAGGGGCGTTTGCGCTAGCTGCACCTCGCCCTGAAAAGAAGATACGCAACCACGAATAGCTCGTAGTCGTCAAACCAGTAAACCGGACATAGCTAGTCGTGCTGTTTGCCAATTCGTGTTTGCCAAGAAATTTGAAGCCAGCCACTTTTACTCCTGATAGTACCCGTAGATAGCGATCCACGACCCAGCACTAAAGTTTGCTGAGTAATACGAAGCAAAGGTCAACGACGTAATCGAAGCGTCAGTTCTACCGGGCCAATTGTTTACAGTCCGGTACACATCTTGGTCGAAAGCGCTTTCTCCGATTGTGCTGCCATACCCTCCAGTTGATTCAGCGTAAACAGTGATGTCTCTTTCAGTGCTTTTAAGTTCTTTGACTGGATTGAAAACAAGAATCCGAGCAGGCATACCACTTCGATCAGCGAGCCCGCTCATCGTGTTACCGGCACACACCCCGACAATGCTGTTTTGCACAGTCCCTAAATTGCTTGCCCAAATATTTCCGGGATAACTGTTACCAGACGAGTAACCAACAGCAGTATTGGCTGTGCCACCGTCACCGCTCGTAACGCCGATACCGCTACTTGGAGTTAGCGTGAAGGCGTCCCAAGTGTTGCTTGCTCTGTCAGTCTTCAGCTCTGCGTGAATTTCCAATACAGAATAAGGGTTGACATCGAGGCCACTAAACACGATAGATGCAGCAGGGCTAGCGAGCTGGGTATAACCCAAAGTTCGAAAGTCAGACATTATTTGCCTGCCCTCGTGATACCCCACAACGTAACTTTTGTTTCGCCATCCCAGTACTGGCTGTCATTTCTAAAAGTTATTTTGGTTACTGCCGTACCTGTGTTGTCGTTCTTACCTGCCCAGCCTTGTCTTCCACCAACCCAAGAACTAGGAGCACCCATAGCAGAGGACCTGTAATACATGTTCTTGTAAGTGTTCGCTTCGGTATACCCGAATACCGCAAACTCGATTGGGTGAATAGTGTGGTCATAACTCTGGTAGTAGTCAGTGCTATAACCAATGTTATATATCTGGTTAGAGTTACTGCTCCGTGAAGCGAACGGGGCTGTCGCCGGGTTAGGGTCGCCGTACATTTCGGACCACCCGTAACCGTTAGTGCCACCACTGTTATCGTCATTCACCCACACTTCAACGGCGGACATCCAAAAACCATTACCGGTAGGCCAGCGGTAAACCTCGGCACCTAGCGTTACCCACAAATCGTCATACGTTTGAGGGATAGTGGAGAAGATAATGTCCGCTGCACCATGAGTAACAGTGGCTGCTGCAATCTTTTCTATTGCAACTGGATCGGTCGGTATTTGCCACTTACCCGCAGCAATCATTTCTGATGCTTCGGTGATCTGCCAAATGCCACTAGCACTGGCTTGGGAAGGTTCCGACTCAGCGCCTATACGGCTCCACGTCTTACCCGACTCAATTCCCGGCATTTATCAGACGTCAATCTCGAGCACAGATAGGGTTATGTCTAGCTGCGCAGCACTATCGGAGTAGGCATCCAAAATATCTGAAGCCTCTAAAACCTGCTTGCCAGCCACGAGGCCGATAGCAGCGTTCAATGGAACCGAAATTTCTTTCGCTATGAACTTGGTGAGACTGGTGGACGAGTCAGTAACTTTGGCGCTCACAGGATGAGCACCTGAGCCAATGTTCGCTGCCTGCAACTGCAACACAATTGCGACTTTCGAAGCCCCAACCGTGTACGTGTTGGAACCAGCAACGCCTGCCGCTTCCCAGTTAAAAGTTTTGAATGTATTTGCCATGTTCTACCTCAGCTCAATGCCAAAATCAGTGGGATGGGCGAATCAGCAGCCGCCCAAACCAAACCAGTAGCAGCCGTAGAATCAGCCGTTAATACCTGACCGTTCGTCCCGACCCCCAATCGAGTAACCGTGTCATCGGCAGTCGCAGCGTAAATATCGCCCTTCGCATTAACTGTCGATTCGAGTACAGCTCCGCTCAACGAAGTGAGAGCACCCGCACCGGGGTTAGCTGCCCACTGAGTTGAACCATCTGCTTGCTTAACAAGGATCTGGTCCGTCGACGCACTATTGGCGGCCGAGGAACCGATACCTAGTTTCGTTTCAATCTGAATGATTGCCTGTGAATGATTGGTATGAACCTCATCGTGCAGCTTGCCCGGATCATCCATCTCATCAGATGCCGCAATGTTCGGCTGCTGGGTAGTGGTGTCTAACGTTGTTGGATAGTTAGTTGCCATGTCAGGACACCGTGATCGCTACAGTCAAAGTCCATTCAGACCCTGAGGCTTTTGTTCCAAGTGCCGCAACCTTCCGGTTGAGGTTCGTTGCAGCGTCACTCGACCCGTTCGCAACAGTCCACTCGTTCCAAGCGAAGTTGCCTTCAGCAGAAGCCCAAATCGAGCGGAACGTCACAGTCTGACCAACCACGCTCGGATACCCAGACTCCATGCCTTGGTAATCCTTGTTCAAGCTGGCCTGCAAACCGGTTTGGCTCGCAGTTGCTGCCGTTGTCGAGTCACCTACACCGATGTAGGCGTTACCGGCAGAGAACGCTGTTCCGCCAGTAGCGGTAAGGAGTTGAAGCAAAGCTTCAATGCCATCGTTAAGAAGTAGGTTGTCCTTACGTTCGACCACCTCATCGGGCGGGAGACCCGCCTTGCGATCAGCGGCAGAATGCCACTTCTCAACAGTGGCCAGAACATCCCACGTTTTCGAATCAGTGGTTTCAGTGGACATAAATTAAAAGACCTTTCGAGATGTGGATAAGGGCCCGCCCAGCTTTCTTGCAAGGGCGGACCCCACCACGAGGCGCACGACCTAAGCGGTTGTGCTGTCTGTCCGACGATCATGCGGGGTGCGGACGAAGACGCCCACATTCGCATTGCCGGTACCTGAGTGATCCATCACTACATGCATGTACTGTTTGTACACCTGTGCAGATAGAACACGAGTTGTGTTGTCATCAGCGTTAGTGATGTCTTGGAAACGGCCATAAGAGACCACGTTTGTGAGCCCGCTGGAATCATCGGAGCCGAATATTTCGACCTCGAATGCAGTTACACCAGCGGCGACAGTTCCAACCACTAATTCTAAATTTACCATGCAAGGACGGTCAACTTGGAGGGACGATGAAGCAGTAGTTGTATCTGCTGAAACGTTTCCTTGAGCCAAGATGACGTTACTTGCTGTTTTTGCGTCCCGGATTGTTGTACCCGGTCCTACTGTGCGTGTTGCTTGTGCCATACGTCAGCCTCCTTAAGCGTTTGTTATGCCGTGTAGACGACAAACAGAGAAGCTGTTAGCTACAACGATGCCGGGGTATACCTCAACTCGTCCGAGGTGACCCGGAGCAGCTTCAGTTTCACCAAAGTCTTTGACATCGAATGAGCCACCAAGACCCAAGATTCCATACACGTTTTCATCAGTCCCGAAGGAGATGGCGTATATGGAGCTGGTCACACTTGACGAACCCTTAGTTTCATCGAAGTCAAGAATGGCGTTGCCATCCTTGTCGTCACCGATGATCCTGATCTGGGTGCCGTTGTAAACGTTGACCTGACGACCAAAGGAGTCAGTTCCAACGTCAATCAACGAAATACCCGAATAGGTGGTTCGTGCAAGAGTGTTGATCTTGCGACGTAGCGTACGGTTCATCAACAATGCGTCAGGAGCGGATTGTCCACGAAGGGAGTCCCACGCTTCATCAAGCAAGTCGAGTGTTAGTGGATCGCCGTTAGTACCCGCTGATACTTTCTGACCAAGACCTTCGTCGATTAGAGCGTTGATGCCCTTGAAATCTTTCGAAGTGCCAGTGCCATCGAAGAAGCTCTTGTCGAATGTACGAGACATTGCTTTCGAGAACTTCGAGTACTGACGTGCCTTAGCTGAAATCTGATCAGCCTGTACACGAACGATGTAGTTGTCTATGAAGACTTCGCCGCCCAAAATAGCGCAACCGAAGAATCGTTCGGTATCGCTACCCGTGCTTCTCGTGTACGTGCTATTGACGTCACGAAATTCAGGGTCAGGCAGGGTGTCCTCAACTGAAACCTTGAGAGCGTTGCCAGTAATAGATGTGAACGGCAGCATCTCCATGATTGGAGATTCTTGGATGAGGGTAGTAACTACGCCTCGACCAAGTGTCGTCGATCCATACTTAGCGGCCTCAAGGAGACTAAGAGAGCCTGCGGCCATTAGTTATTTCTCCTTATAGGAATAATCGGATGGTAGGAGCTGGTTATCCGGTACCTCGAAGAGCTGCATCAATCGCATCGAGCCCCATCAAGTTCTGGGTGTTGTTAGCTGGAGTGGAAATTCCACCCACTGCTGCAACCTCCCGAGCCCTTGAATGAGCTGCGGTGTCTTGACTTTCTGGAGCGAGGAAGTCATTGACTGCCCGTTCCAATTCATCGCCTTCGAGGCCACGTTTGGCCAGCATGTCCTTTGCGAGGTCGGCCTGCATCGCTTGACGCTCTCCTTGGAGAGTTTCAGCTCTTTCAGCCATCTCACTCAGGTTGACCCCTTGGAGATCTTCGGGTTTCACTAAGCCGTATCCGTGTTCCGTAATCAGCTCTCGGGCTTTTAGGCCGGATAACTCGTTAGCGAGTTCCTTGTTCTCTTTGAGAGTCGACTCCAACTTCTGTCGGAGGTGCGACCCACTTTCCTCAACGTCGTCTATACCGTCGCCGTCAAAGTCCATGATGTCTCCTACGCCCGGGATAGTCCTACGCCCACAACCACCGGGGATAGAAGTGGGGAATGGTTCTACACCCCACCCAAAGTGTGTGTACTAGTAGGTCCTTCGACCTGGCTGAGCGAGCCTATTTCCGGCTCTTTGAGCCGCAAACCCGCCTCCAGCTTGACCTAGAGCACTTTCAGTAGCCTGCGCATACCGCAAGTCAGATGACTCACCTAACAATGAACCTTCGAAAGCGCTTTGCAGTTGACTGACGTTGACATTCGGCGATTGAGTAGCTCGAGCCAACATGCCTTGCAAGGCGCTCTGACGCTGTCCGAGAGTGTTGTAAGCCCCACGGAGACGTGCCCCGTCAATGCCCTGAGAAATAAACTTCTCCAAAGTTTCAGTGTCCGGCATAGCAAAGCCAGCTTCAGTAGCTGCACTACCTAACACCGCATACTCAAACGCAGATTCCATTTCCTCTAAACCTAAGAGAGCGCTGCCGCTCGAATTCTGGAAGATAGCTCCCATAAGGTTTTGGGCAAACATCGGATCCATACGCAGCACCCTTGCCACAGTCGTGTCATCGACCTCACCCGTAGCTTGCAGATCCCCAAGGCTCTTAGTTAAACGCTCAATACCAACCGTTGTAGCCCGCTGAATGAACGTGTCATAGTCAGTGGTACTCCCGGTAGTGGCTTCGTTGTAAGCGTCCTCGAGTGCTTTCTTTTTTGTTGGGTCGACAACAGCATCGAACAGATCGTCGACAGTTACATCGATGCCACCATAAACATAGAAAGCGTCACGAAGTTCTTGTGACCCCGTCTCAAGTTCTCGATATGTTCCGAGCCTGTCCCCCAGCTCATTTGCATCAATACCCGCTTTCATGAAAGCCGCATAATCCTGAGGGGATTCTGTTGTCGGGTCATGGAAACCAAAGTCAATGAGCTGCTGACGATAATCATCAACCGTGTTCATGTAAGCGGCTTCACTAGCGAACCGCATCGTTCCGTCATCTCGCAGAATTCCTGGAAACATCTGAGAGTATTTCTTATCGGCACGAATGTTGGCGATAATCCCGTCACCCTCGAAACCGTCTTGCACCCAACCAAGAATGTCGTCGTACCAGTCGGACGCCCAAGGAAACAAACCAATCAGTGTTTGTCGTAACGCATTGGGGTTACCAACGGTGCTGGTCCCTCTGCCCGAAGTGTTGCTGCCCTTTGTTCCACTGTTGTAAGCAGGGTTGGGATTCCAAACAACGGCACCTCTTGAGTCCAGAGTCGTAATGTATTTAGAGTTCCCTTGAGCATCATCAGGAGCACTATCGGCATCCTCAGGCTTCACAGGCGCAGAATAATAATCTGGGTTGCTCATCCATCCGCCCGGTATCGGACTGCCGTCATAACGACGACCCTGAATGAATTGGGCTTGGTTGTCTACAGGATCAACAGGGTTATTGATACCACCCGGAGTGTAGAAAGCGTCACCAGCAGCTTGACCTGCCGTAGCTGGACCCCATCCACCTTCAGGTGCGAAGTTGTCACTTACCCCAGTCCACACATAACGAACCCCACCCTCAACAAAGGTCCCGTCATTGGTGTTAATGACCTTGCCTAGGCCAGTGACAGCGGGACCGGTGTACGGATCACCTAACTCAAAATTGGGGTTATCGGTTGCCATTTCTAGAATCCCATCCTTCGGCCAGCCATACTCAACTCACTGATCATGCTGTCTCGAGCGTTCTCTGTTCCCAGCCACCTGTTTGTTTTCCTAATCGATGTCTCATAATCGGAAACCGATAAGCCATCCTGTAGAGCTTTAGCGAGATCCTTGTCAGTGTGATCAGGCATTGCGGTCTCATACAAGGTTGCGTGTGCTCGACGCCAAGGATCGGAGTACGTCACCCAATCCATACCGATCGGCTTATTGGGGTAAAGAGTGAGTGACTGTGCGTCGAGCTTCTCTTCGAGTTCCTCATCGCTCAAGTCGTTGTTAATGATGTCATTGCCGTACTTACTGATCATCTCGTTAGAAAGACTGAGACCGTACCTGTTGCCGACATCTCTGATCTCACCCTTCTTCGTTTCGAGATCAATGACTTCTTGCTTGCCTGCTCGTTCCTCCTCGAGGAGACGACGACTCCAAGGAGAACCGTCAATCTGTTCAGCCAGCGGTTGCAGCCACTGGTTAAGTAAACGATTCTGACTGATAGTGCCTTGAGCGAGTTGTTCGGCTTTCGTCAACCAGCCCTTAAACACCGGGTTTTGACTTAACTCCGCCGTAGTTTGCGGCAACTGCAGATTCTGGCCAGTGTAAATTCTCCACAGCTCTGTGATAACACCCAGCTCGTTCGCTACCTGAACCTGCCGCTCTGCGGCACTCGACCCTGACCACGTCTTCTGCTTATTGGTTGTGTTGTTGAAGTAGTCAGTGTTGCGATAGGCGTTGATGAAATCTAATTCTCGGAACTGCTCCCCGATTCCGTAGTCGCCTTGCAAGATCTGAGCCATCACCCCCTGAATACTTGCGTTACCGGCAGCGAGTGGGCCCATGCCAATCTGGAAAGAGTTGACGATAGACATGTTGTCTCTTAGGTCGACACCTTGGGCAGCGGGCTTCAACCAAGTCCAAGTACCAGACAAACTTTGAAACGTCTCAGAATCTATTTGCTGAGGCACCTCATTTGAAGGTGCTGCAAAAAGTTCTTGACCGAAGGTGCTGACGCCAAGACCGTCTGTGACACTTCGGTAATACTTACCGTCAACCAAATACAGGTCCGTAGAAGGCTCCAAATAGGAAGCTCCGGGGACAGGTTCAACAAAGCTCATCGTGTGTTCCTCATAAGTTCCATAGCTCTAGCCATCGTGCTCTTCACAAGTGGGTCTTCCATGCCTTGCGTTGTTCCAGCGAAAGCCGAAACGTCTGCCGTGTTACCTGACCTCATGCCAGCTCTACCTGCGTCACGGGCAAGCGTGGGATCTTCGAAGCTGCTTAAAGCAAAGTTACCGAACCGTGCCGCATACTGTTCCTGCGTCAAACCTGACTTCTGATACTCCTCACCAAACAGATCCTGATACAAGTCGGTGTCTTGAAGGAACCCTAAAGCAGCATCATCCGCTGTTGGTCTCGCATACATATCACCCTGCATCTGCCCAGTCCACGGTGTCACCGTCGCATTCTGACGTTGACTCCAATCAGCGATATCTTCTTCGAAGTTTTGTTGGAAGTCGTTCAACGTGTCGTCGTCAGGGGTAGTTAAGAACAAAGCCTGATACAGATCTCTAAACGTTTCCCTCGCACCGCCCTCTGACACAGCAACCTCAGGAGTGCGTTCGCTATACCCATAACCACTAATGAAGTTCAGGTACTCCTCATTAGAACTGAAACTTGAACCGCTGTTGGCAAGATCTCTGTATCGCTTTATAGCGCCGTCTTTGAAGTTCACCTGTTCCTCGGTTAGCTGCGTGGGATCAACAAACATCAGCTCCGCTGTTGTTTGCGTAGCACCAGCCTCACCTCGACGGTAAGCCTCAGCGTTCTCTTTCTCCCACTCTGAAGCAAACAGGTAAGCCAACTCGTAGCTGCCACCAAGCTTTCGATGTCCTTCAGCTACAAGACCAGCCGTGTCACTCATCGTGCCTGCAATCCCGGCTTCTTCTCGAGCTGCATGAGCAGTCAAAATGACTCGCCAGTCCATTCCCTGACGAGTTGAAGCTCTGACCGCTTTGG